ATACCAGGGGATGTGTTTAAAGCCATTTTTTTTGAGTTTTAGTGTTTAATAAAAAATTTTAAACAAGAAACTAAACTTCTTTGACTGTTATATTACCACTACCCATTCTAGGTGCTACGCTCCTTGATGTAGTTGTGATGTTTTTAGATAATTTATCTTCATTTTCTGCGTAACTAGATTTCCCTAAATTAAAGAAATGTTCTGCTACTTTATCAGGGTTCATAGCGAAATATACCGCTTTAGATAACCCATTAATGTCTTTAATTTTACCTGTTTTTTCGTCAAAGAACTTGTTATTAAAATTGCCTAAATCAGAAATATGATTTTTAGCTTCTGAAATATTTTCAGGTTTAATAGCTAATTTTTCGTTTCCAATACTTACTTCAAAACCTTTAAAGTCATTACCGAAAACACTTTCTACTTTAGAAAGATAATCATTTCTGTTTTCTTCAAACAATTTGTCATTTTCTTGTTGTTCTAACAATTGTTTATCATAAAAAGATTTTGCTTCTTGATATTCTTTAGGAATGGTTTCATCAAGACCCTTGACAACCATAAATTCCTCTTTTTGTTTCTCTAAAAGCGATAATCCTTTCTGATAATCTTTTTCTATATTAATTTGACGCTCCATAACGACATCTTCTTCGTCGTATTCTTCGTCATAATTATAGTTTTTATTATATAAGAAATCTATTTGCTTATCATTTAAAGTTGGATTTTCAACCTTTAAAAACGATTTTAATACGTTTTCTTTAGGTTCTTGCTTCCAATCTTTTTGAGTAGCTAAGAAATCATTATAATTATTGTTTCCTGTTTTTTCAGTATATTCAATGAATTTTTCTAATTCTGGACTAAACTTTCTTGATTCTTTAGGTTGTAATAAATCATCAATACTTTCTACATCTAATCCTTTTGCTTTTTTAAGAAATTCAAAAGCTAATTTTTCATCTAAATCAACAACATCATATTCATTGTCATTATCTTCTTCTTGTTGTTCTTCTTGCTCTTGCTCTTGTGTTTCTTCTTGTTCATTTTCATTTTCTAAATTTTCACTTTCTACAAAAGCTCTATTTAAAAAACTATCTTCTTCCTCGTTTGTAACTTCTTTTATTTCAAAATCACTTTGTTGTTCTAATTGTTCTGTATTTTCCACTAAATTAGTAGAATCAACATTTTCATTAGTGTTTTCTGAGTTTTCGTTTTCTGTTATCATTTTAATTTATTTTATTTATCAAAAGTATAATATTTTTCTATATTAAAAAAAATTATTTTTTAATACGAACTTTCATCTTGTCGCTTTCTGATTGTTGTTTCATTTTAGCATCATAAACTCTATTTCCAACAGTTTCATTACCTGTTTGATAGTTTACTACGTCTGCGCTTTTTTGTCGTCTTTCTTTGGTATATCCTTCTTTTGCTTTATTAGCACGTAGCATTTCTTTTTCGTTTGCAGTTCCTACTCTAGCTTCTGAAACAACATTACCTTTACTATCTACAATTTTAGTGTAGCTACCTGCTGTTCCTCCTCCTTTAATTACTTTTTTTTCGTAACCAACTGGTTTAGCTTTTCCTGAATTGTTAATTCTAACACGGACAACGTTTTCTAAACTAGATTTATATCCTGAATTATCAATATTCTTTCTTACGCTTTCATTTCTTTTAGATTCTTCTTTTGTTATTTTTAAGGCACTAGCTGAATTTTTTTTTGGTTCTTCCATTTTTGTTTTTTTTTAATCGTTTGTCATATCTTCTAATTCAAAATCTTCTTGTTCTTTAAAGTCTATTGGTTCTCCATTGACTTCTCTTTGTTTTATCATTTTAGAATTTTGCGTAGCTCTTAACTTTTCTCTATCATCTTTTTTCTTTTCTAATTCGTTAAGTTTTTCCATTGCTACACCTCCATTAATTCTAGCAATCTCAGTATCTCCTTCAATTTTTAACAATAATGTTTCTCTGTCTTGCTCACCTTTTACAGTTTCTTTTTGAATAAGACCTTCATTTACCATTTGTTGTTTTTGCATATCAATTTGACCTATCATTTGAGCTGTTTGTTGTCTAGCTTGTTCAGCTACTTGTGCAGCTTGTGCGTTAGCTTCTGATTGATATTTGAACTTTTCTTCTTCTTGTTTTTGAAGTTTTTTAGAATGTTTATCCATTAATATAGTCATATATGCAAGTGCTTGTTTCAAGTTTTTAACACCTAAAACTTTATACTTATCAGCTAATGATAAATAACCTTTTTCAATAGCCATAGACATATCTGCTTCTAATTTTGCTTTTTCTTCTTCGTCTAATTCAAGAGTTAAGTTTATAGCCATATCTCTTAAATGTAATTCTTTTAAAGAGTCAATATCAGCAACAGAAGTAGCACCAATTTTTAATTCTAAATCTTGTTTCAATTCAGGAAAATATTGAACAATATCTGCTGTTCTATAAACAATAGCTTCTGCCATTCTTCTTGTCAATTCAATAGAAGCATCTAAAATATGTCTTGTAGCAATATTTGTGTTTAAAGCAGCTAATTTTTGCAAACTAACTAATGTATCTTTTTCAGGAGTTGAAGCATCACTAGCTTTATTAAGTCCAATTACTTCTCTTTGGTCATTTCTATATGAATCTCTTTCTGCTCTTAATGCTTGAAGTTTAGTTAAATTTCCTGCTGTTTTTAATTCAGTTACAGGAACTTTCGCATAGTTATATTCACCGCTAGTACCTAATGTTCTACCAATAATAGAACCTGTTTGAAAGAACATATCTAATAAACCTTGTGGTTTTAATACATTTCCATCACCTAAATCGACTTCTGCCAAAGCATCTTCATCAATAAAATAACCATCAGGCATCATTCTTTGAATCATTTGCTGTGCTTTTAACTCTGTAATTTGAATTAAATCATCAATAGTCATCATTCTAGCGACCAAAGAATCAATATAATTTTTTTCTTTATTAGGTACAATCCAAGCAAATTGGTCTATTACTTTTTGAGTGTTAGATTTTGGTCTAGCCATATTCTCGCTAACTTCCCATTTAAGCATTATATCAGTACCCAAAACGTGTACTCCTTCAAAAATTATTTCTTCAACTTTCGAGACACGTTTAAAGTCATTTTTCTTTACTTTATCTTCTTTAAAAAAAGGGTCTGCTTCTGAAACAACTTTTTCTCCAGTTGATTTTTCTTTGATTTTTTTGAATTTTTCTCTTGTAGTTTTATAAGAGAAGTACATAATGCTAGTAGTGCCTTTAATTCTTTGGTTTTGATTAATTGAATGATATTCAAACCATTTTTCTCCTGAATGAAGCATTTGTTCTAATATTTCAGGTTCATCATTAATCCAAGGAAATTCTACTTTTAAATCACTTATAAGTACTTGTTTATGTTCAAAATGATAAAAACAATCTCTATAGTAAGGGTCGTTTGTTTCTGAACAACCTGCATTTTCAGGGTCAACATATTCAAGTATAATACCTCTATCTGGTGAAAATCTATGTTTGAAACAAGCTATACCTATTTCTACTAGGTCTTTTTTAAGTTGTCGGTCTAATATGTTATAGAAATTATTTTCGTTTAGTATAGCATCAATAGCTAACTCTACTGACATTTCTATTGAAGGTTTGTATTCTAATTCTAAGTGTAGTTGTTGTTCTTGTTCTGTTTCAGGAATTTCATCAATAGGAAGCGTAGTAACATCTGTTCCAAAACTTTCTTTTAATTTTATAGCAAAATCTTTTCCTAATCTATCTCTTTCAATGCTTTTTCTATAATCTATTTTATTTTTTTGAGATATAGGGTCAATTGCAGTTGCTTTAATAACATAACCTCTATTGCAAATTCCGTTTACGACAATATCAACTAATTTAGGAATAATAGTAATTGGCTTTTTAGATAGATTTAATTTTGATAAATCTCCATTAGTACCAAGAGAATCATAAAACTTAGTCATTGATTGAAGTCCACGAGCATAGATACGTCTTTGTTTTATTTCATTTTGTTGATTATAAAACTTACATCTACCCATACTTCCGTAGTTATAAAACCATTCAGAAGAAATTGCTTTTGCCAACATTAATCCCCAATTTTCTTGCCTTTTATTCTCAAAAGATTCAAGAGGATTAGGATAGCCTAAATCGGCTTTTAATTCAAATTTTTTATTATCAAAGTTCATTTGCAAATGATTTTGTAACAAAGATAAAAAAAAACGCTATTAATATTTTGTTTTTAAAAAAAAATGATTAAGAATATGATTTAAACCTTAGAGATATAGTTCTTTTTTCCTCAATAGGCTTGTATAAATGTTGATTAATTGCCATAATACATAGTCCTGAACTAATAGAAGCATCAAAATCAGTACGTTTTTTAGGGTCAAAATTCAACCAATCCATTAATGTTTTATTAAAAGGCATACTACCTATTTCTCCTTCTTCTCTAATTGGTGTTTCTCCTTCTGAAATTTCATATTTACCAACGTATTTATTGATATAAGATTCAATAGCAGTCCAATGAGCATTAATCATATTTTGGGAACTGTTTGGTATTCCTCCTAATTTTTTTTCATCAGCAGACAATCTATTAATTTCTCTATCAAATCTAGTAGTACAATAACCTCTAAAACCATTTCTCCAAAAATATTCTAGCATAGATTGTTTATTGTTCTCAACCAAAATAGGCATAGAATAAAATATACAAGCCATTAAACAATCTTCAAAGAACGTTTCTGCGTCTTTTGGTCGGCATACATATTCTAAAAAGAAAAAATTACTAGGCGCATTTAAATTAAATCCTGTTAATCCGTGAATAGCACCCCTAGAACCTAAATTTTGCTGAACCCCATTATCCGTATCAATCAATTTAGAATCAACAACAGAATCTTTATCATAAGGGTCAGCTCCTAAAGTACCATTAATAACATTAGTAGGACATTTTGTTTTTACTCCAAAAACGTTTTTCATAACAAACTTATTCCTATATTCTTCATTTGGAATCCAACTCAATAAAAACCTGCCCTTTGGATTTGGTCTCCACTCAACTTCTGTAAATTTAACTCCATTTTTCCAAGCAAAATTTCCTGATACTAATGTGGATTCAATGTTTGAGTTTCTATTATAAGATAGTTGTTCGTTTAATTTCTCAATATCAAAAAGTTGACTTCTAACCTCATCTCTAAATGCATCTTCAATTGTAATAGGGTCTAAACGTTTAACATTATTTAAGAATTTAGCACCCATTTTTTTTGCTGAATCAAATTCATTATTTAAAAACTGTAAAGAACCCATATAAGTACGAACTCCTTGTGCATTAATAAAACTATTACCTTTTTCTACTATTTCGTGACATACTCCATACTTATCTGTGAAGTTTTCCATATTCTTATGAGCAGGTAAAAAATAAGAATATAATCCAGTTGTAGTTCTGCCATTTTCATTACGTTGTCTTACATCTGAACCGTAATACAATGTTTCAAATTCAGCACCACCTTTGTCTTTTGGATTTGCGGTTGAACCAAGAAGTGCTTTACCAACTACCCTTCCACCATTAATCATTGTTGGTCTTACGTTGTTGAAATGGTCAATTATATTTTGTGGTTTTTCACGTTTACCACAATTCATAGTTATAGTATAATCTTCAAGTATTAATCTTCTATCATCATCATTATCTGCGTCTAAAGTGATTCCGTAGTATTTTCCATATCCAAATTCTTCAACATCCATTTTTATTCTTCTACTAGAATAAGTTACACTATCTAATGTTTGTTTTCTTTTTACTTTACATTTTATATCTGACGATTTTTGTATTGATATATTATAACTTTTTGTATTGAAATTTGTTGTTTTTTCTTTTATTTCTGAAACATCTAATCCCAAACTTTTACATAAAGTATAAATTTGTTTTACAATATTTTCTCTTGACATACCTATTGTATAGCTTTTATTGCTATTGTGTCCATCAGAATCAATTAATCCTGCTAATAATTGCAATCTATGTTCTCTACTAGAAAACATATAATCACTTGGAATATGTTTATTATTAAAAACATCTAAATCAAGTAATAATTTTTTAAAAATATTAGAACATCCTAAATATTGATTTGCGTGTTTAGATATTTTATTTTTTATATAAAAATCTTTGCATTTTGAATCTTTTTTATTTGTAATATTTATTTCGCAATCAATAGAATCTGCGAAATCATAAATAGACTTATATAAATCTTCTATGTCCAAATCATTAACTGTTATTTTAGGACTTTTTGAACTACCATCACCTAACCATAGCCCAAATATGTAAGGGTCTATTTTTAATTTCTTTTCTGTAAAATTTTGACCTTTAGAATATACTCTAGTGGTAATTCTTTTTTGGTAGTTATTCATAGATAAATACTCTTTTGGAGTAATTATAATAGTTTCTTTTTTATACCTACCATTACCTTTATTCAAATACAATCTATGTTCTGAATTTACAATATAATCTTTTGCGTATGGTTGAACAATTTTATAAAGATTATCATAACCTTGTGCTGTCTTATGAACTTTAATTTTTTTATCTCCTTCAACTAATACATAATCACCAACTTTTATTTCCTCTATATTTTTAAAAGTATAATCTGCCATTAATATCTTTGTTCCTTCAACAAAACACTCATCACATAAGTATCTTTTTAATTTTTTAGAGTCATAAGCAAGTGTTGTACTATTCATCCAATCTACTTTTGTATTCAAATAATCATCAGTAGAAGTATCTTTCTTTTTTTTAGCTTCTCTTGTGTTTTCAGAAACTTTACCAAACTCCATTTTATTTCTATCATCAATTTTACCTTTAACAACAGGTTGAAAAAAGAAAGGTAAGTTTTGAACTCCATAAGAATATTTTAAAAAAGCTTCTTGTGCATCATCACCTGTTTTCGAAGTTATTCCCATCAATGCATTTTTCATTGAAGTAGAGTCGTTTACCAAGAAATCTATTACAGATTCTGTAAAACCAGTCCTTCTTGACTTAACAAATAATTCACCAACGCATCTAGGGTCAACAATACAAGCTAATGTAAAGTAGTACATATCACGTTGAGCAAGTCTAAATTCTTTATACCCACCCGAATCTAGCATTTTGTTCCATTGAAGTCCTATATAATGAGCAGGACAAAGCCATATAGGTGTTCCATTATTGTAAAACCAAACCCCCTCTCGCCTTCTTCTAAACTCTTCTAAAATATATTCAGCATACTCATCTTCTGTTTCAGGAGTTAATCCTTTAGGTGGTTCTTGCCTGCGCCAATATTGTTCTGATTTTTCATATCTATGAAAAAGTATTGATTTTTTGTTTTTTGGAACGGCTGGTAGTTGTATTTTTAAATTATCAAGTACTATAATTTCTCCTTTTGTACCTTTAGGACAAATCATTACTGCATCTTCTTCCTCATTATACCATTCTTTATAATAATCTTTTTCAGGGAAAAACTCTTGATTAGCAAATTTTTCAGGATAACCACGTCTAAATTCTCTGTTTTTTAAATCTATTTTTTCAGAATCTAATTGAAGTTTTAACTGTATTAATGCTGAATTTAATTCATTTATTGCTTTATAAATGGTTTGTTTAGCTTTTATACTAACACCTAATTTTTCAGGATTTACAACATCTGTATCAATTTTTTTAACAAGAGCTATTCTTAAATCGTCAATAGAACTTTCTCCTGCTGTTATTAAATCTTGAATATATTTTTTTAACTTATCATCACTTGGAGAATTAATAGAGTTTTGCCAACTTAAAATTAATTCTTTTGTATATAAAAAAGACTCTGATTTAGACTTCATCAAAGAGTCTAATTTATCAGAATCAACACTATCTATATCAACATTAAAACCTAATGTTTCAATAGCGTTTTTTATTGCTATTTCTAAATCACTACTTAAATTTTTCATTTTAATTTAATTAATATAGCAAATATAACAAAAAAGCCACTTATTATAGTGGCTTTAATTGTTTTAAGTAATTAAGATTACTCGTGTACTAATGTAAATTGTATTTTCATAACCGCATTTAAAACAGCAGCTCCAACATTTTTTACTTTAAGAACACAAGTTCCTTTTGCTTGTGATTTAACAATAACAACAGGATAACCAGTTGTTCCTCCATAAATAGGAGTTAACATAATAGTTGATACTTTTTGAATTTTATCATTATTGATAGTAAATTCAAATTCAGCATCAGCTGCGTCAGTAAGAGCTACTGTTTGAATGATAGCTCCATAACCACTGAATTTAACAGGGGTAGTCTTAGATGTAATTTGGACAACTTCTTTTATTCTTCTTGCCATAATCTTCTAAATTTTTATTGGTTTATAATGAATCAAATATAGTTAAAAATTAATTAAGTTTTGCTAAAATTCTTGTGTCTTTCATTTTGTAAAGTTCTAGTCCAAAAATATTGAATTTGTATTCGCAAAATTTTCTAAAAACTATTTTATCACCATCTTTAATACCTATGTTATTTAGTTTGTCGTTTGAGAATTTTATATATCCTTGTCTTTCTACTAATTTTTGTCCTTCCCAATAATCTTCATACATAATTGGCTCAACAAATACATTATCATTATACGATGATACTTTTCCTTTCCTTATTTTAAGGTAAATCATATCTTCTGGAATAAAAAACAAATCGTCTTTAAAATGAAAAGTAGATTGCATTGGAACTCCTTGGTCATTGTATGTAATTCTAAAAACGTTATGATGCACTACAACTTCATCACCAATTTTTAATTCCCCATTATAAATTAAAGGCAAAGAAACCACAACACCTATTCTTTGCACATCTTCTCCGTTTTCAATAGAAGTATTTACTATCAATTCTACGTTTCCGTTTTTAATAGTATTTATATATTGTTGCTTGTCTTTTGGCTCAATACCAATATTATAAATTGACCTTAAATCCATAATTAATCAATAGTATATTCAATAATAGTATCATTATTTTTAGGTAGTTTTTTCCATAATTGCGACTCTGCGCCATCACCTAAATATACTAATAAATGTTTTTCAGTTTCTTCAATGTGACTAATTTTTCTTTTTACTTTAGAACCTAAATCATCTAACCAAATAGTATGTTCTACTCCTACTATTAAATTTAAAGGTCTTTCTGTATAACCCCCATTTCCATCAGGAACTTGTACTGCTCTTGAAACAGTTACTTTTCTTACTGTATTTTCCATTTTATTTTAATTATATTTTATTTAAAATCAATATTTAACAAAATCCTTCTGATGTAAAAATACTTTCATTCCAATATCTCCATTTTGCACCATCAGAATAATAACCAGCTTGAGCAAGAATAGTTCCTTTTGAATTTTGATACAATAAAGAAGTTGTTAAAAAACCTCCTTCACTTATTGGTATGTATCTTGTTATTGGTGACACATCAAAATCAAGACAAGCATCACTTCCAATTGTTGCTGCATAACCTAAAGAAACAGATTTTATTGATATAACAACATCATTATCAGTTGTTCTTTTTTTAAATATGTTTTTTTTAAATTCGTTCATAACTTACGCTTTAGTGTCTCCAAGTAGAAAAAAGGAGGTTGTATTTAATTTTCTTTCAAT